GAATTTCTCTTTTTTAGTTTTTTTTGTCATCATCTCTCGCTATTATCACACTTCCAGCGCCCATATCTTTAGCACTTGGTAGTGTTTTTGATAATATTGTCTTTTCAATCGAAGTATTAGCTCTTAATTTTGCTAATTCTTCGTTTTGTTCTAATTTTTCGTCTTGATTTTCTTGATTCATCATCGCTCTCATTCTATCAAGATTTAATCTTTCTTCACCTTCTTGTTTTTTTCTAGCATTTTCTTGTGCTTGAAGGTCTAATTCTCTTGCTCTTAATTTTGCAATAGGATCATTATCAAATTGAGATGTAATTTTCTTCTCTTCCATCATAAATTCACCCATCATGTCAGCAATAAGTTGTGCTTTTCTTGCTTCTATCTTTTCAGCTGTCATTTTTATTTGCATTTGTATTTGTGGATTCATTGCAGCTTGAGGATTTTGTCTAATAGCCATAAGTTGCTGCATTTCTCCTCTAAATTCTACTTCAACTTGTTCTTGAGCCATTAACGAAATATGTTCAAAACAATTTTTCTCAAGAGCTGCCATCACCATAGGATTATTTCTAGCCATATTAGTCGCCATAAAATTTAAGTGCGAAGTTATATGCGCTCTATGATCTTGACCTGGAAATGCTTGGAACGGACGCCCAGCAAGAGCATCGATATGCTCTAATGCTGGGTCCTTTGGTGCGGGAATAGGGGGTCTTTTTAAAATTTTATCAATCTCTTTTACACCTAATGCCTCATACATATTTCTGTACGCCTCATACAAATTATGTATTTGTGGGTTAGATGTTGCCAGTTGCAGTTCTGACTGTGCGAGGGAAATACGCTGAGTCTGAGAAAATATGTTTGGATCTGCAACCGGCAATATATCTACTCTGTCATCAAAGTCTGTTTGCTTAATCATTCTTTGACCACCAACAACATCATAAGGATATTCTTGAGGTAGATATAACTTGAAAACTCTTGCCATTAATTTGAACTCTTGTTTTAACGCTGCATAAATTCTTTTGTGTATGGCAGACATTGTTCTGCTGCCTCTTTCCAACAAGGCTACTGTCGTACCCACTGCCGCTTGTTGATTACCCTCACCTACTTGCAGGTCTGCTATTGAAGCGAATCTTTGACCTGCAGATACTACGACGCCCATAAGTTGTAAGAGAGTTTGTGACGGCTCTTTAAATGGTAACATCATGAATGAATCTCTGATGTTTCCTCCTGGTGCATCCACATCTCTAAATTCTCCTGGTTGAATGCTTTGAGCGTCATCTCTAATTCTAATTCCTCTTTGTTTAAATCCTGCAGGTAAGTTTGATAAAGTTCCCGCGTCTAATAGTTGTCGTAATGCAGCAGTAGCTGTTCTTGATAGTCCTCCTATCATATGTATTAAACCAAAACCGTAAAAGCCAAGTCCTGGTAAAAATTTAAAATGTACAAAGTAATCTATTTTTTTTCTTAATGGATCACCTATTTCATAGTTTCTTTTAATTGATAAAACTTCTCTAGAGTTTTCTTCAAGAGTTACAACATAAGGAAGTTTAATTCCTGTTGGTTCTCCATCTTGTCCCATATCTTCAAACCCTTCAAGGTCAAGGTTAACGTGGCATTCTAATAAATTAAATACATCTTCGTCTCTGCCTTTTGTTTCACCTTGAAGCTCACGTTCTTTTTTTTCTATTTCAGTTTCATTAACTGGTCCTGGTTTTAATTCTACATCTCTATAAAAACCTGCCACTTGTTGTTTTCTTAATTCGTTCTCAGATATTTGTACGCGATGAATGATAGATTCCGCATCATCTAATGAGGTAGCTGTATACGGAACAATCAAATCATCTGCGGGTACAAATTTAGAGCAGGCCATTGTAGCTGCTTCGTCATAATAGACTTTTTTAAAAGCTGAGCCTGCTAACGGTAAATGAAATAATAACGAATCAAAATCTGGTTCGTAGTCTTTCATCTTATCCATGATTTGATAGTTCATGAAATCTTTTACTCTTTGTGACTGTTGTTCTTTTTCTGGAGTGGGTATACCTAAAATTTGAGTTCTAACCGGACCCTCGGCAGGTAATAATTCTTTATAAGCTAACGCTTGAAACTGCGTGACTGCCTCTGCAAGAACAGGGTGAGTTGCACCTGATGCACCTTGAAAAGGTTCTGTTCTATTGTCATATTTAAATCCTAATAAATCTAAACCTTCTCTGTAACCTCTTTCCCAATCTTTCCTAGAATTTTTGTAGTCTTGATAGTTTTGGTAAAGTGTGGTTCCAAGTCTTCCAAGAATATCTTCAGGTAAATGTTCTGCTAAATTATCGTAGTGATTTATATCTCCTTCAACAGACGCTATTGACGGATCATAATTAATATCTACAGAACCATCTTCATTCTCTGTAATTTCTACAGGATCCCCTCGTTCATCAACTTGTTTTTGCTCTTCCTCTTGAGCAACTTCAATTTCTTCAGGTGATGGAACTTTTATTTCTTGCTCTACGTTTGGTAGAGACTTGTCTACGTCTGCCATTTATTTTCTCCAATTTTACAGGTTTAACAGTATTGTAATTAATAAGCAAGCCCTCAGACTGAGGGCCTGATTTAGGGGGTATTGTGGTTGTTAACTTAGTCTTCATAAAAATCATCCAAGTCTCTAGCAACATCCGCATCAGCCTCGGCTTTACCTACAGAAAACTCACCACTTTTCATATCTTTAACTTTTTTACCTGTTGCAAATTCTTCCATAACTCTTGTGTCTGGACCTAATATTTGATCTAAATCATCAAGAACCTCTACGTCAAAATCAGCATTACCATCAGGATCTACATTAACAGGCACTTCTTCTTGAGCTATAAACTCACCTTTTTTCCTTACAGCTTTACCTGTTTCTTCATCTATCACCACATACCCTGGTGGTTCATATTCAACCTCATAATTTTTTCCGTATGCATTTTCACCTTGTACAAAAACTCTGCCATCGTCGTGTTTAGTTATTGTTATTCCAGGTAATTCGGATAACTCTGCGGTTTGAATATCGGCGTCAATTTTTTTAACTACTCCTCTTTCAAAAGCTTTTTCTACAAAAGCTGGAAACCATTCTGGCATTGTTGTGCTTGTGTTAGCTAGCTTAACAACTTTAGGTGCTTTTGCTGCTTTAAAAAATTTACCAACAAAAGGTAATGATGCAATGCCTGCCAAAAATTTTAAGAACGTTCTTCTGCTTGGATCATTTGGTCCACCTTCACTAAAATCCATTCTTGTAGATGGCTCTTGGAAATCAAACACAGGAAGAATAATTTGTTCTTCCTCTGGTATTACACCCTCTGTAAGATAATCACCAATACCTCTTAAGTCTGTTTTTGCTTCTCTCTCAGCTGCTCGAGCGGCGTCCTCCTCAGATATAATGCCTCTTACTTTTTTTAATTGATCAGAGATAGTTTGAAAAACATCTTTACTAATATTACCTTCTTCATCTCTGAACGCCCCTACTGCTTTATAAAAATCTTCTTCTCCTTTTTCATATTGTTGAGGGAAAAGCATTTCATCATCTGGTCCTCTAAAATCTTGTTCTTGCATAGCTAGTGTTTGCATTGCTCCAGAAGCTTTTTCAAAGTCTAAACCTTTTTGAATATCTCTTGTATCTATACCTTCTTTAACTGCTACTTTTTTAAGTCGAGCTGTCTCCGTATCTCCAAAAGCTCCATAAGTTAATTGATTTGCTATTCTTGAAGGTGGTAGTCCTGCTTTATAGCTTAAATAACCTAATGGTACAGCTGCAGCTAATTCAAAAGTTAATGCTGCTGGACCAATAAATTCTCTTAAAATTGTTTTGCCTGCGCTAAGTTTTTTTGCTGCGTTTGCAGCAGCGTTGCCTGAGCCTTTTGCAATAGCTTGTTGTTTTTTAATATCGTCAAGATAATTCATTGGGTTATCACATGCACCACCTTCTGCAGCAGAGCACTTGAATCCAAAGCTTGCTAATTGTTTTGCTATGTTCTTACTATCTTCAGCCGTGGGTATTAATTCTTTTTTACCCACTGTTTCTTTAACTCCACCTGCTTCTATAAATTGACTAAACTCTTCTACATCTTCCACTGGAAGTTTAGCTGCCTTATAAAAAGAGTTAAGATTATCGCTGTATTGATTATAAATATTTTGTTTAAAAATTTGTTTTTGGTCATCAGATAAGTCTTTAAAAAATTTTGCGTCAGGGTTTATGTCTTGAACTTTACCATACCTGTACTCCGAATCCACTGTAGACATATCTGCAAATAAATCAGAGGATTTAAATTTAGATCCAACTTCAGGGATATTAATAGTAACTTTTGGAATTCTTTTTTGTTGCCCTTTAAAAAATTCATTTTTTTCAGCTAGTTCACTTACTGTATTAACTGCTTTCATATAATGATTATCCATATCATTTTTAATTTTAATAAGCTCTGCTCGATCTTTTTCTGTTATAGGTTTATTAAGAAACTTATTTAACTGTTTAAAGTAAGTATTAAATTTTGTATCGTAACCTGTTTTTTTATTTAAAGATTCCATATTAACCACGGCATCTTGAAAAACTAAGCTGTTCATTTTATTTACGTTTGAATCTTTTAATAGATTCTTAAACTCTGGTTTATTTGTAACCTGTACAGACACTGGGTGTCCTATATGATCACCAGCAGATGCACCTAAGGTATCTTTAGGTATATAAACATCTTCCGCTATTGCAGTCTCTCGTACATTTTTTATAACTTCCCTGTTAAAATCTACTAAACCTTTATCTAATTCTCTTAATCCTTTAAGTCTTTCAAAAGTACGTTCTCGTGATGTTTTTCCTAACATTGTTTTAGGTTTTTCTTTAAAAAAATTTATTACGTTTTTTAATTTATATTGTTTACCTTGACCACCAGCAGGGTTTGGTCTACTTTCTATTCCAGCTCTTTTTAATTCACCTGTAAAATACTCAATAGCTTTTGGGTTTCCTCTCTCTGTGGTAATACCAAGAAGATTAAATAAATCTCTTGTGTTGTAAAATTTATTAACATTAGCTCCCTTAGTTACCTTTTTTAAAAAATCAGGTTCTTTAGCTATTTTTGTTCTAAACTCAGAAAAGGTTAATCCTTCTTTAAGTCCTTTAATTTTTGTTCTTTGTGCAAGCGAACCTTCATCTGCTGGTAATCCTACCCTTAACCTCATATTTTTAAGTATTGATT